TTTAATAACTACAAATTCGTTGCACTTAAACATTTCATTGAGCTTTTTTGCTAAATTATGCGCATGCCCTGGATTAGAGAAACTTACTTTTTTATATTTTGGCCCTGGGTAATTTGTAAGTATGTTTGCAGATTTTAGATTAAATGGTTTACCTTTATAAAAAACAGCCCAGATGGCTTCTGCTTCGAGAACCTGTTCTGTTTTATATGTTTTTTTATCAACGTGTTCCATTAACACATTTGGCTTAGGCCTACTCATATGCGTAATTCCTTTAAATTAACTACGCATATATTTATCTTTTTTGACAGTTATCTACGTACTTAATTACCAGCCTGAGCCCGCATCTACATTAACTTGAATTACTTGATCTTGATTAGAATCTTGTTTGGATAGAATTTTTTCTAAATCACCGTTCAAACGAGTCATAACCTCACCTAGTGTAAATGCTAGTCTTTTGGCATTTTGAATGTCTAACTTGACTTCTCTTGCTTTACTCGCATCAGCACTTTTGACTTGTTGTATAAACTGTTGTATAGGCGCAGTGTTTAGTGGCTCATTTGTTGACACGACTTAACTCCTGACGCATTTCGATCTCCGACTTAAACGGACCTTTAGTCTCATATCTTTCTACAGTAATTAGTTTAGGACAAAAGGATTTAACCCAACCTTTATCAAATCTTATAATATAGTAGCCTGCACAATATAGACTTTTCGATTTCTCGCTCTTTGTAAAAAGAGGAAGTTTTCTTTTTACATCGTACATGTTGTTGTATGGATCACAGCTTGTAGGATAACTATGGACTTCTTTAACACTAGACTCTTTGATGTCTAATTTGGTCCAATTTAACCTAGAATTTAACGAGCTTTGTAATTGTCGGGCATCCTGAAAAAATTGTGTACCTTTTGAATCACTCAACATAAATTGATCTTCAGAAATACTTAATGTTCCAACGCGAACTCCGTTATCCTCTACAATCCAAAATTTATCTTTTAGAATTTCTTTTACATTAATTGTCATTTTATATACCTTGCTTGTAACGGTTCTGCAAAACTTTGTGCTTGATCTGCAATACGTTGCATATCCCATTTAGCACAGAACTTCATAAGACGCATACCAACTTGCGATACTTGTTTTGTTTCAACTTCGTTAATTGTATTGTTAATTATGTCTCTAATGTCTGCAGGTTGTGCAGTCAAATCACATAATACTACATTGCGATTGTAATCATCTAATACACGGTGTTCATCACCGTTATGATCAGTCCAACGCTGTAGCATCATATTGTTCCAATTGTAGCCCTTTGTGCCTTTGTCTTCAAATGCTTCGATAAGACCTACTTTGTTCTTTGTGCCTTTCTTGCGGACACCCGGATACGCACTAAACACGTTATCACTAGTGTCGCCACGCATACACTTTTCAAACAACATAAACGCAGGATCGGGTGCAGGCTTTGCTTCTTTAGTTTTCTTGTCAATTACAGGAGCGCCTTTGTCATCAAAGTAACCTTCGTGCGTAATTGTAGTATTACTTACACCGTTGTATTGCTTTACGTTAGGTGCAATAAGTTGTGCAAAGTCACCGTCGGTGCTAAGGATAATATGATTGTCATTAGGATGTGCTTGTACCCAGCCTGCAATAAGATCATCTGCTTCTAGTTGCGGATGTCGCATCACTGTACAGTTAGTCTTATCATTGACAAAATCTTTAAACTCGTCAAAGATTTCCCAAAACACTTTGTCTTCTTCGCTTTCAGTAACTGTCATTTTATCTCGAGCTACTTGTCTATTACGCTTGTAAGGCTCGTAGAAGTCCTTGCGCCAACTACGACCTTCTAAGCAGAACACAACATGACTACCGTTGAAGTCATTCCATGCTTTTTTGATACTGTTAAGTGTAATATGCATTGCCATACCTACTTTAGTATCAATATCACCACGTACTACGTGACGAGCTCTAAAGAAAGTGTTTGCTGTGTCTACTAAAATATATGTTGCCATGTCTGCCTCTTACTTTGTTATATACTATTATACAACATAAATCTCTGTTTGTCAAGTGGACATATACTCAAATCTTTTTTCACTACGTAAAAGATCTAAGTCTCCAAATCTAGTCAAAATATCTACTTTGTCTACTAGCTTGTTCTTTTTTAAAAAACTATAAGTTTCTGAAAATGCTTTTTGACTTCTATCGTGTGATCCTATTCCAGGCATATGCACATCATCGCACAACGGTAGATAAAGTTGACAATAAAATCCTCTAGTAGCAAATTGACTTAAAGATAAATTACTGCTGTGTAATACGCAGCCAGATGTGTTAGTTCCGCCAAAAATAACAGTTGTATATTCCGGAGAAAGATGAAAGTTTTCTCCTCTTAAGTATTTTTCTAATGATCTAAACGGTTGAGATTTTTCCATCTGGTGCCATTTCCAGCCACGATCATACGTGCCTTGATGATGTAAGTCTTGGCTTGTCTGACTATAAATTGGAGTAGATACAATTATATTTTTATCTCTATCTAAGAAGTTATCATTTAAAATATCTTGGAGAGCATATGTTCTATATCTATCAGCAAAATCGTCTGCTAATCCCGAATGTCCGTCCATATCCATTAAAAAGATTAAAGTATTTTTTTGACTCATGATACTGAACTACGTCCTTTGTCAATTGGTACAACGTTAATAAATCCCATCTCTCGCTCTGTACTTTGTCCTTCGTCTTCTAACATTTGTACAACAATAGTTCTAAACCATGCATCAACAATTTGTTCGTTTGTTTCACCTGAATACCCTGCATCAAGTAACTGTTCAATAAACTCATTATTCCAGTCTAGTTCAAAGAATCCGTTGCGAATATTATCAGGATTAACTTGTGTATCTAACACAGCAACCCAAGGTTCGCCTGCTTTAGTAGCTGCTTCTTTTTCTTTATCAAGAGCTTCGCGGCGCTGCTCTTCTGTAGTCTTTTCGACAGCAGTTTGTTGTTCTGTTTTTTTATCTCTTACGAGTTTATTCCACCAACCCATTACATATTTCTCCTTATTCTTTCAAATTCTTCTTCAGACTTAATTCCACGGGGTAACTCTTTTAATTTCTTATCAAGTTCCCCAGGCATTTCCGAATAACGATATGTGGAGTCTTGGAGTAAATCTCCATCCTCGTTCCATGCAGGCTTCCGCCACGTCTTTAACGTTGAGAGTGTACTCTTCCGAACGTCCTCCAAGCGGCATAAGATATACTGGACACTCAATGCCGACTGCACGATATGCTTCAACAGCCCTAGTAACTTCGTCAAAGTCGTCATTAGTAGCAACAACAAACTTGAAGTAAATGTCGCTACCATTAACACTGCTGTACTGACTAGCAACATCAGGCTTAATAGCATCATCCCAAGACTCGCCCGAAACGGATAGCTTTGGCGAGCACGAAAATGTAACTCGAATTCGATCATGATTGTTGATATAATCGTAGAACTCTGTGTGTAGCACTTGTGTAGTGTTTGTTTCAATTGTAACATTTTTTAAATCCTGCATACGTGGGTGTTCGAACAATGCAACATACATACGTTGCCAAGCAAGTAGTGGTTCGCCACCTGTTAAAATAAGATGAACATCCTGTCCATTATCCATAGTCCATTTGCCTTCTGGCAACAGACTCAACAAGTGTTCAACTACTTCGTCAATAGTTGCTAGTTTGTTAAAGTCTTTAAACTCAGGATAGATACTTGCATATGTATCACAGCCTGTGTGTACAATAGGCAAGTCTGTAAACTTTTCAGTTGTTTCGTGTACACCTGCATCCAGCAATGCTTTTACTTCTGCATTGTAACGATTGCCTTCTGCGTGTTGTTGCCAACGATCTTTTTTAGTATCAACACCAAAGTTCATACAACGAAAGTTACAACCAAATGTACGCAGGAATACACTAGGCACTCCTACAAACTTACCTTCACCTTGTACACTATAAAATGCTTCTGAATATCTTAGTTTCATAGCGGCAACCTTCCTGTATACAATTCAATTCCTAAACTGATCATTCCCATAACAAATACTGCTACAATGAATACTTGTGCTATGCGCACTGCAATATAATCACCCATTAGCAACTAAACTCCTGTTGTAGTTTAATATTGTCAAAGAACTCTTTCTTTGTACCTGCATCATCTTTAAATGCACCTTTTAGTACAGTTGTCTGTGTAAGACTGCTATGTGCCATAATGCCACGATTCTCACAGCAACCATGTGTTGCTTGAATATAAACACCTAAGTGTTCTGCACCTGTTGCACCTGCAATCTCACGTGCAATATCATTTGCAAGTTCTTCTTGCAGTGTGCCACGTCGAGCGCACCACTGTGCAATACGTGTGTACTTAGATAGTCCAATAAGTTTGTCAGCGGCAATAATACCAATGTAAGCAACACCGCTTACTGGCTGGTGATGATGCGAACACATACTCTTTAGTTCGCTTCGTACAACAAGCATACCTTCATAACGATCATCGCTATCATTTGGAAATGCAGTTGCACTAGGTGCTGGATCATAACGTCCTGCCATAATTTCATTGAAATACATCTTTGCAAGACGTCTTGCAGTGCCGTGCGAGTT